CTTGGCTAAAACGAAGAAGCAAAAAATGTATGACACATCGAGCATGTGTGGCCATAATTATGTTGATGGAAACTGCGAGCTAATGTGTGATGATTATGTTTCTCAAGTTGATGGTATGTGTTACCTAATGGCTTTCGAGTCAACACATAGGAAAGTAGCAATTGCAGAATTAGGTCTACTACCCTTTGCTTGCACATTCAACGTTTATTATAACAGAAGTGGGAAGTCAGCTTCTGTGCACGTGGTTCCACCCACCACACCTGGGGGAGTCCTCCATATCCAAAGAGATAGCATTCCTAGTCAGAGCCAAACCGTTGTAAACCTAGGAGAGTGCTCTGAATGCAAGTTCTTCTTTAAAAGCTATTCAAATAGCTTAAGGCCTCCAAAGATAACAGAATGCCCGAGATTTTGCTGTGCATCTAGTTCTTGTTACCGAGAATATTCGTTGATACGATTCACCCTATACTCTAACAAGATAGGCTCTAGCATCTCCATAAGAAACCTCATTCTGAATGAGTCTACTGCTACCGAGTATGAACTTAGAGAACCATCCCTGTATGTTTCTGAAGCTCCTATGCCTAATGCAAATTATGATATCACATATGATAAAACAACCTCTCTAGTAAAGCTGACTCTCAATGAATACACAGCTGAATTTCAAAGACACGATCAGAAACTGAAAGCATTTGTACATGATTTTGTGTCTTCTTGCTGGCAAGATAAAACAGATGCCAAACTGCTCAATCTAGGCATCGAAGGCCCAGTGGGTTTGCTTTCTCCAGACTACATTATAAAGGAAACGCGATGTGTACTAGAGCTGGCTACATGTGGGACAGATAATCAAAAATCAATAATCAATTCTTATTCAGATAAGGTTGCTAAATATCATGGTGATTTAGAGAGAGTCAAAGCAAAGTTCTTTGTATTGGTGGTTTCTCCCCAAAAGGTCTTCACCAACTTGACCATCAGTCAAAATATGGTAGATGTACTAACGCAGAGAATGAGAATGGTGCAACCAATGAAAGCAAAGCTTTTAGAAGTGCTTGGAGAAGACGTGACGAACGATGAATATAACGAGTTAGAAAGATTAGCAAAGCTGATGTTCAGTAGCATTCCTGAGTGTCCTATTCTAGAAGATAAGCATAAATATGTGAGTGAAGAAATAAAGGAGTGTTCCACCAATTTAACTAGCTCTGAGTCTATCTCTGCAGCAAGAATATTGTTGACACAGTTCGAAAGCACGAAGAACGTTCATAGTGCATCCAAGGAAGATTTAGAATCATACATGTCGAAATTTACATCGGAAAACACCAGAAGTGATCTGAAGAGAGTGAGCAATGTACCAATTCTATTGCCTGGGAAAGATTCTGGTGACATTGACGGTTGTTTAGATGGTAACGACACTCTTAAGAGGATGTGGGTAGAAGCTTTGACTTAACCAAGGAAGAAGACACAAGAAACCAGGCTAGAGGAAGTGCTAGAGAATAAGCAATCCATTTTGAAGCATCAAACCAAGAGACAAATGCTATCCAAACTTAACCTTAGTCAAGAAGATAAGGCGGTAGCTGCTTTGAGTGGAGTGGGCGGTAAAGCCTTTGCAGACAATGAAAACGTTAAAGACCATAGGAAAACATCTAAGCTAAGTTTCCATCCTTTGGTAAACACAGATGATATAGAAGAATTTGTAAAAACAGATTTGTTGCACAGCGACGGAAATTCTAATCAATTTATGTCATATTTGCTTAAAACAGCAGTAGAGCGCTCTAAAGGCATCAGTTGTCCTAACGACAGCAACATGTCCTTAGAACTCTGGAACAATTTGCTAAAGACTGATTTCATGAAATACTCTATGATGATGACAAACATGTTTTTAGAGATGTCTTATGCTTATAAGCATTGGACTTTCCATTATGAATTCTTATTAAAAGACATGGGCTTTGGAATCTATGCATTGATGTACAACCCTAAGAGTACCATACTTGTGTCTTTTGCTTTCCCTAAGCATGGAGCAAAACTGTGGGATAGGGGCAGGCTAGGACCCGAAATTTATGAAAGCAGAACACACTTGTTCACAGACTGGGCTTCTTTTGACAATTCACAACTTGAACACTTCATAAAATTTGGTCCTTACATGGGCTCTTGTCTTGTGGAGTTATTGAACAGCTCGGAATCAGACATGGAGAACTATTCTAAGTACAGTAGAGACTGTGCTCCTCACATCTTGCTATTATATTGCAACAATAAGACAGATGCTGAAGAATTGATAACTTCTCAAAGATACTTGTTCATGAAATTGCTAGAAGATGTAGGAAAGTCTCCCTATATATTTGTAGACAGATTCCCAAAGGTACTCAGATCGAGATTGACAGCATATTACCTAAAAAAGACAGTACAATTAATCGATTACTACGATACCAACAGCATCACTAAATCACCAAGACAAGGAGAAGACATGATACTATATGACTACATGAATATCAAATCTCTCTTTAGCGATTGCTTCATAACATTGCACAGTAAAGTGAATGAGTTCTACTTTGGATATGTTGTCTCAAAAGAGAGAAACACAGGAAAAGATAAGACTTTTAAAGTGCTTACAAAACTCATCAAGCAGGAGCAAAAATTTAGAGATAACGTTCAAGGGAGTATATTTACAAGAGGTGAAGTTTACACTGAGTTCAAAACCAACATGCCACTGATTAAGTTTTTTTCTTCGGCATTTTCAGACCTGCTTGAGAGCAAGTTTGGCAAAGAGTACAAGACTAAAATCATGAATGATTATATACATGCGGTCTCTAGAACTAACTTTAGTGATCTAGCTACTCTTAAAGTTTCTTCAAGGGATCATTCAAAAGATGTACAAATTCCTCTAGGTTCAGCAAGCACAGAAGAGACTTTCCAGAAATTGAAAAAAGATTTCCCTGAAGAGATTCTCAAAAGGCCGTTTTGCATGGAATCTATGACCCAAATCATAAAAAACTATGAAACTGAGACTGAGACATCAATAACACACCTTAGCCAGCTAGCACCTTGGTGCTTGAAGAAGCTTCTTGACAAGGGTTATTTTGACAGCGATCAATTTGACAAATCGCAACATGGTGGAGAGAGAGAAATTCATGTGCTGGAGTTCATGGCTAGAATAGTCCAGTTTTTTATAGAGTTAGTGTCAAGAACTGTGTGCTCTTATTTTCCTTCTGAAACAACAGTGAATCCCGAGACAAAAGACTCTTTTGTAAGGGACCATTATGCAAAATCTAAAGAGTTGTTTGGGAATAATTTCACAACTGTATCTAAATCTGCTGATGCTACCACATGGTGTCAGTTCCATCATGCTAGTCATTTTGCAGCCATGTTCCAAAGGATTCTTCCTGATGAGTTAAGAGAATTCACACTTACTGCTCTATCACTATGGCCAAGGAAAAGACTATCATTCCCTTTGAAACAAGCATCAAGTCTATCAGCAAATATGAAGTTAAAAACAGATAACAAGACCTACATGAGATTCAAAGAAGAATTTGAAAAAGGAGAAGGGATGTTTGTAAATCCTAGAGGTAACTTGATTGAAGTCATTTCTGGCATGTTCCAAGGTATACTCCACACTACAAGCTCTTTGTATCACACGATGATTCAAGAAGTTATGAAGCAAGTGATGATCAGTGCTTGTAAAGGCAGGTTAGGCATAGAAAAAGTTCTTGTCACAGTGTGTCAAGGTAGCGATGACTCTGGTGCAATGATTTCAGTACCAGGGAAACCTACATTAAAGACAATGCAGCTGTTAAAAAGATTGCTGTTGTGGAAAGAAAGAGTCTCTCCTTATCTTTCAGTCTTTTGCAATGAGGCCAAAAGTTCAATAGGAACTCATGATCTTATTGAATACAATTCAGAATGGCATGTAAGACATATGACAATAAAACCTACCTTCAGGTGGGTTAGTGCTAGTCAAGAGCTTTCGGTGACAGAAAGATTTATAGACAGATTCAGGATGTATAACAATATGATCACTGAGTGCTTAACTGGCGGAGCATCTACGCTAGAATGTTCAGTGATCCAACTATTTCAAGCCACCATGCACTACATTTTGATGGGATTGCAAACTAGGAGGAACTCAGACATAAAAGTTCGATACTTAGAATTATTGCTTGACAATCCAGAACCAATTCATGGTTTCTTCCCTATGGATGAAGACATTAGTTGCGGCGTCCCTGGTGTGGAGTTTCAACTCTACAGGCTCTACAAGCAGACGTCCTTCGGTACTAATCTAAGAGTCTTAGGAGATTCAGAAGCAGAAATGGATTACTTTCCAGAAGATCTTCCATCTTGGATGAAATCGAAAGATATGTCGTCAGTTAGATTAAAATTCTCTAAAATGTCAGTATTCTATAGAGTACTAGAGAGAATGAACTTAGAACCACTAGACGAAGCTGTGGAAGCAGTTGAAAATGATCCTGCAATTTTATTCAGCAGGTCTAACTCATGGACTGATGAACAGCACAACTTAGTTTTGAAAGTGTTTAGTAAGGGTGTAAAAGAAAGTATATCGAATAAATCCTCCTTACTTAGAATGACTGCCTCTTCCGCTTATATTTTGACTAATAAATGTTTTTCTTCTAGTTCTGAGACTAGTGTAGTGGAAGAAGTGATAAAGGATGATAAGGGGAGGGCTCATACGCATTTGGTTCCAGAAAAGCATACTTTGTTGAGTTTGATGATCAAACACAGAGATTCAATTAAAGGAGTAGTAAAGTCAGATAAGGACAGGACTGCACTTTTCCCTTTCCACGAAGAATATGACAAAATAGCTTCAGACATAGACAATTTAAAAAAGAATGGATTAGTAGTGGACCAGTATGTAAAGAGAACTTCTAAAGTTAAGTTGGTTGTAATACCAAAACCTATAGGAGAAGTGGACGTGATTGACATGTGTAAGAGAAGGTGGTTTGACAGTGGAGTTCATTCTTTATCTCAAGGACAATTCAGTAGAAAATGGGCAGACCTGTTGGTTAAATTCCCATTCATAGATAACTCTAGGGGCTTGGAAGGCCTCAAAGCTACTGCCAGGAACTTGAATCTGAATGTGGTTCAAACTAAGATGTTTCTTGAGAGTATGTCATCAAGAAGCAGATCAATTGTTCTTTATGATAGTTCGTCAAGAGCCGGAAGCCTTAGTTTTGCATTGAGTAGGATATATTGGCCTCATAAAAAATTAGTTTTACCAACTAGTAGTCTTGAAGACAAAATAGGAGAATTAAGGAGCAATTTATTTTCTGTTATGACATTTTGGTTCGATAGGAAATTTACTGAACAGACTTGCAAAACACTAATCAGACAGGACTTGAGTTTACAAAAACCTTATTCTCAAATTCCATCTCATGGTTATAAACTGAAAATTATGAGAGATGTCTTATTGGGAGTTAATAATTCAGATTTAATTCACAAGATAGAAAGCAGCAAAAAAGGCCTTCTTGGATCTTTCGTGCAGCAGCAAAAAGGTAAAGGGTCGTCTAGGAAGGGTCCTGGAATATGGCAAGGCTCAATATGTGGCATAGGAACCAGAATATACATGAATGACAACAGGTGTACAGAAATAGTAGTAAATGCTCTATATGACACAGTGACACTAGGGTGGCACATTAATCAGTTCATGAATGAAGCATCATTGGTAATGCCTGCAAAGGATGTGGCTATGAAGGGTACTACAAATTGCTGGTTGACAAGCGAAGGCAGGATTCTAATTTCACAAGAGCCAAGAGGTATTCCTATATATCAAGATCATAAGATGGAAGTTGTAGGAACTGAAGAGACCTCAAACATGAATTGGCAGGTAGACATCAACAACAACAATATTAGAATAAGAGCAAGAGATCCTACTACGAGTGAATTGCTTACTATATTATCAGATACCATGACTAATAGAGATTGGGTGTCGGGAATAACATTGGACATAGATGATCCTGTATTTAGCAAATGGAGTAGAGGTGAATCTCTTCACATGCCGACTTTTGAGCGAATACTCACGTCGACATTCCCTAACTCAAGATATGATTTTCAGAAAAGAAAGGACGACTTTAATAACAGCAAACTAAAGAACAAGTATAATTGGGATTACAAGAAAATGCAGAAGATAATTAGAGAAGTCTTAGTAGACAGAGGTTATTCTCCTAATAAAGATAGTATGATAAACAATGAAGACAAATCATCTCTAAGCAATGATGTGTTGTCTAGATTTAATAATATGCTAGAGACATTGGCTGACAAGTTTGACGAAGATCTAGATGAAGAAATTGCAGAGTGGGCTGCAGAGGTTGAGATGGATGAAGACTATGCTGCAAACCTGTGGGGGGTGGATATGAGTGCTGCTGAAGAAGAAGAACTGAAAGCCAACATGAACATGTTCTCTGACACTAGTTCAGACAAGTACTATGAACTGGTAGATAGATCTGACATGATGAAGAATTTTACTATGCCTTCGTCTTCCAGATTCTTCTCTCCTTTAGAGCACATCAACATGACTATGAACAAAGAGTCTCTCAGAAGATCGATACTGGAGTCTCGGTCTTCATCTGGTGTGCTCGGCATATTCTTTACTATTGCTACTGGTAGGTATTCAATAGGTAGAGATGACAATTTGGCTAGTGAGATAATAGAAATAGAACAAGAAATTAGCAGTATTAGCAGCTCCATATCTAGACCTGGTGCCTTGTTGACATTGAGTCTAGAAGAGGTTAGAGTCCACATAGCAAATATTCAAAATCAATTGGAAACATCACCTAGAAACATATCTGGAAGGTTGCGTAGGCTGTTGGGAATGTATCTAGACAGAGAAGAAGAAATTATCAATAGGATCGATCCTAACACTCACGATTTGATAATGTTAAACTCAGGAGAAATAATGGATCAGCTCATAGAATATTTCTCAAGCAACAATTACTTTCCAATAGACATCTCATCTCTAGAAGCAGAATTGAAGAAGGACCTCTTCATTACTTTAGTCCGCAGGAAAGTTTCACAGTGCGAGAGATTGAGTTCAAGTGAAAAGGACGAAGTTTCTTTACATCTTTCAACTAACTCTGTAGGTAGAGGTTCGCTGCAATCTATGAGCATTGCATACAATTTCAATATTAACCTAAATGGAAATAATGTCAGTGCTGTGGAGGCAGGACTAAGTACGCTCAACTTAGTCATTTAAAAGTAGATTTAATTGTTCGCGATTTTGCC